GGGGGGCACGCGCGTTGCGGAATAGCCCTTCCGTTTTTCCTGCCTCAAAAACAAGCATGGCGACCCGCGGGCGAAAGCCGAAACCGACACCGCTGAAAATCCTCGACGGCACGCAACGCGGCGCGCCGAAGCGCGAACCGTCCGCCCCGGCCGGTGCACCGCCGATGCCGGATCGACTGAACGTCGAACCGCTCGCGGTCGCGAAGTGGAATGAGCTCGTTCCGATTTTGCTTTCGATGAATGTGCTCACGACAGGAGACGGCGAAGCCCTCGCGACTTTATGCGAGGTGTACGCTGCGGCCCAGGCGTGCCTCCTCGAGTTGCGGGCCAGCGGCCCGACGATCAAGACCGATTTGGGCGGCGTGAAACCGAACCCGGCCGGCTCTCTCTACAAAGGGCTCGTGAGCCTGCAATCGTCGCTGATGACTGAGTTCGGGCTAACGCCTTCCTCTAGGGTGCGACTTGGCACGAAGCAAGATCAGCCGAAAGACGAGTTGGCAGATTTCTTCGCCCGCCATCAAGGCGGCTGAAAAATCGGGCGTGCTCCCGAGGATCACCGAGGCGAAAGCCGAGACGGTCTTCGACTTCTTCCAGAGCATCCTCCGCCACAGCAAGGGACAGACCGCGGGGCAATCATTCACACTGCTCCCGTGGCAGAAGCACGTACTCGGCAACCTGTTCGGACGAGTTCGCGGCAACACGCGGCAGTATCGCGTGGGGTACATCGAATTGCCCAAAAAGCAGGGCAAAAGTACAACCCTCGCCGGCGTCGCCCTCTACGGCTTGGTTGCCGACCACGAGCCGGGTGCGGAGATCTACGGTGCCGCGTGCGACCGTGAGCAAGCCGGCATCATCTACCGCGAGGCGGCGTCGATGGTCCGCTCGTCGCCAGCCCTGTCTCGCGTGCTCGAGGTGGTGGACTCTCGGAAGACGATCATCCACCGGGCGAGCAACTCGTTCTATAGGGTGCTCTCGGCTGACGCATTCCGGGCCGAAGGTCTGAATATCCACATGCTCCTCTTCGACGAGCTCCATGCACAAAGGGACCGCCGCCTCTGGGCTTTCGCCCCTGGCTGATGAGGCCGGGGGCGAAGGCCCAGGCAAAACAAGAGACGCATTAAGGTACGGTGGAGCAGCCAGACGGCAGCCGCTCATCCTGTCGATCACGACGGCGGGCTACGATCGCCGGTCGATCTGTTGGGAGCAGCACGCCTACGCGGAGAAGTGCATCGCCGATCCGGCGTTCGACCCGTCGTTCTTCGGGTGCATCTACGCGGCCCCGCCCGACTGTGCCGCCGATGACAGTTGGAAGGAGCCGAAAGTGTGGCGGATGGCGAACCCTTCGCTCGGGGAGACGATCACTGAGGAGTCGTTCGCCGCGGACGCCCGCGAGGCGGAGCAATCACCGACGAAGCTCAATTCATTTTTGCGATACCGGCTCAATGTCTGGACGACGCAGGACACGAGGTTCTTCAAGCCGGATTCGTGGGCCGCGTGTGGGCAGCCGCTCCGCGAGTTCGGAGATCGCCCGGTGTATGCCGGTCTCGATCTTGCGAGCACGTATGACCTCACCGCCCTAGTGCTCGTGTGCCCAGACCCGAGCGACAACTCAATCGACGTGCTGCCGTTCTTCTGGATTCCCGAGGCGAACGCCGCGGAGCGATCCCAGCGGGATAAGGTGGACTACCTCGGGTGGATTCGCGACGGGCACATTCGTGTGACCGAAGGGAACGTCACCGACTACACCGTTTTGCACCGTGACATCCTGCAAATCTGCGAGCAGTACCGGGTGCGGCGGCTGGCCGTGGATATGAAGTTCAACGGGCAGATGCTCGCGAATATGCTGCAAGGGGACGGGGTGGACGTGGTTGGATATCCACAAGGCGGCCGCGCTATGAGCGCGCCGCTGAAGACCCTCGAAAACCTTGTGCTGTCGGGTCGCGTGCGGCACGCGGGGCAGCCGGTGTTTTCGTGGAACGCGTCGAACTGTGCGGTGGCTGAAGACAGGCACGGCAACATCTACCCGAGCAAGGCGAAGAGCACCGAACGAATCGACGGCATTGTGGCGTGTTGCGAAGGCATCGCCGCATGGATGGCTGCCGAGCAACAGCCCAGCGGCACCCCCGAGATCTTCTTCCTATGATCGCCTCGAACTCCCAGCACCGTATCCTCTGGCTCCCAGGCGAGGAGCGTATGTGGGACGAGGACGCCGGTTCGCGTTCCGCCGCTGGCGTGCGGATCGACTCAAACAACGCTCACCAAGTCGCCGCCGTGTTCTCCTGCCTCCGCGTGATCGCAGAGACCGTCGCGGCCCTCCCGCTCCACGTGCTCGAGCGGACGCCGGGCGGCGGGAAGCGGATCGCCCGCGAGCTGCCGCTGTACCGTCAACTGCATGCGCAGCCGAACGGCTGGCAGACGAGCTTCGAGTGGCGTGAGCAAGCGGTGTTCCACGTTGGTCTTTGGGGCGACGCGTTCTCCGAACTCAAGGCCGGGCAGATCGTGCCGCTCCATCCGAGTCGCATGAAGATCGAGCGCGTCGAGAACGGAGCGATCCGCTACCGCTACCGCGAGGACAAGGGCTCGGAGGCGATCTACTCGAACGACCAGATCCTCCAGATTCGCGGCCCGTCAGATGACGGCTTGAACGGGATGCGGATCGTCGAGGAGTGCAAGGAAGCGATCGCGTTGGCGAGAGCGTGCGAAATCCACGGTGCTCGATTCTTCGCGAACGGTGCCCGGCCGGGCTTTGTGCTCTCGACCGACGGCAATCTCAACGCCGAGGCTCGCGAGACGCTGGCGAACCAGTGGGACCGCCGGCACGGTGGCCCGTCGAACGCCGGGAAAACGGCGGTGCTCACGGGCGGACTGAGGCCGTACCAGTTGCCGCAATCGAGCAACAGCGACGCGCAGTACTTGGAGCTACGCGAGTATCAGTTGCGAGAGATCGCCCGACTTTTCCGCGTGCCAGGCCATTTGCTCGGGCTTGGTACGGGCAGCCCGCAAGCCGACATCGAGTTCGTGACTCACACTATCCTGCCGTGGCTGCGTCGATTCGAGTCTGCGTGCACCCGTGATCTGATTGCGGACGACCGCTACCTCGTGGAGTTTGACATTCGCGGGCTCCTTCGGGGCGACGCGGCGAGTCGGGCGTCGTTCATGCGATCGCTCTGGGAGATCGGCGCTCTCAATACAGACGAGATCCGCGAACTCGAAAACATGGACCCGGTCGAAGGCGGCAGCGTCCGCTATCGCCCGCTGAATATGGGGACGCTCGGGGCACCGCCTTCTGTCGAGGACGTGCTCGCGCAGCAGGAGCCCGGCAGCGGCATCGACGGCCAGGCGGTCGAAGGCGGCGTGGCGGCTGCGGCTGGCGAGCCGGTGGTGCCTGCGACGCCGGGCGAGCCGGCAGAGACAAGCCTCTCGACGGCCGAAGTCTCGTCGCTGTTGACCGTAGTGAAGCAGATCACCGACGGGATGCTGACGGTGGACGCCGCTCGGGCGATCATCGCTGCGGCCTTCCCTGTGCTCTCTGCGGCCCGCGTCGAGACGATCCTGCAAGGCGTGGCGGTGAAGCAGGAAGAGCCGGCAGCACCCGCTCCCGTGCCGCAAGCGCCGGCGGTCGGCCGCTCTCTTGAGGAGCGTGCCAAGCCGGGCAGTGTCTCCGAAGGCGACTTCGTGTCGTGGAATTCATCGGGCGGTCGTGCTCGCGGGCGGATCGACCATGTGATGGACTACGGCACGCTGGACATCCCCGGCACCGACTTCAAGATCGACGCGACCGAGGAAGATCCTGCCGCACTCATCACGGTGTACGAAGAGGTGAGCGGCGGTTGGCGGTCGACCGAGACGCAAGTCGGGCACAAGGTCGTGACGCTCACGAAGATCGACCCGCTGACCGAGCCGCCGCCGGTCGAGGAGAAGGCATACAGCAAGCCGAAGCGAAAGGGGCGGAAGCGTGGCGGCTAAGTATGACCACATCGACTTCACGCCGCCGGGTGGCGTCCGCGACGAAGCCGCGAAGGGGCTCGCGTGGCGAGACGAGTTCAACCGTGGCGGAACCGCCGTTGGCGTTGCTCGCGCCCGCGACCTGTCGAACGGCGTGAACATCTCGCCCGAGACGGCCCGCCGCATGAAGGCGTATTTCGACAGGCACGAAATCGACAAGCAAGGAAAGGGCTACCGCCCAGGCGAAGAAGGTTGGCCGTCGGCCGGCCGCATCGCCTGGGCGCTTTAACTATGGGGCGGAGACCCCGGGCAAGATTGGGCGAACAAGTTGGTGAAACAAATGAACGCCGCAGACGAGGAGAGAACGATGAGCAACGCAGTTGAACGCCGTAGCCTGTTGATCGAGGAGAACGCCGACGCCGCCGTTCCGCTGCTCGCAGTCGAGAAGCGAAGCATCGAGGGCGAAGACGAGAAGGAATACATCGTGGGCTACGCGGCCCGGTTCGGTGTGCGGTCGCTCCTGCTCGGCGACTTCTATGAGCGGATCGACCCCGCCGCGTTCGGGCTCGTCTCGGAGCGACGCGGCCGCAAGAGAAAGCTCGAAACGCGGGCGCTCTTCAATCACGACAGCAACTATCCGCTCGCCCGCTATCCGCGGACGCTCTCGCTGACGGTGGACGAGGTAGGGCTGCGGTATGAGTTCCCCGTGCCGGATTCGTCCTATGGCCGCGATCTGGCGAACAACATCCGCGACGGCATCGTGCTCGGATCATCATTTGCGTTCACCGTTGCGAAGGGCGGCGATGAGTGGGCGATCGAGGACGGGCAGAGCGTGCGAACGATTCGCTCGGTCGATTCCTTGCTCGATGTGGGACCATGCACGTACCCAGCCTACGGCGACGGCGGTCTGGAAGTCGCCCAGCGTTCGCTTGAACAGTTCCGCCAGCAGCGCGAAGCGGTGGTCGCCCGGCGTGTGCAGTCGGCCGCGAAGACCGCAGAGTTCCGCGAGTATCTGAGGTCTCATGGCCGCTAAGTCCGGCGATTCGTGCCCGAATTGCAAGATCGGGAAATTGCTCGTCGCGTCGAGTCAACGCCAGGGCGAGTACCAGATTCGGTACTTGCGGTGCCGGTGCGGCAACACCGACAAGCACGTTCTTTCCGCCGCCGAAGTGCGGCGTGCGAAGCCGGCAGCCTAGCCCTTCTTTACTGCCCCGCCTTGCGTGTGCTGCAAGGGGTGGGGGCGATCTCCATAGGTTCAAGGGTAGAGCGACGGCTGTAGCCGACGCGACCCGAACACAGGAGACGCTCTCGTGGCTGTCGAAAAGCTCAAGGCTCTGCTCGATGAACTGGCGGCCGTGGTCGCCGAGATGGAGACGATGACCGAGGACGCCCCCGAGGGCACCGAAGCCGAGCCGATGAGCGAGGAGATGGAGGCTTCCCTCCGTTCCCTCGAAGCCAAGGCCGACAAGCTCCGCGAGCGGATCGAGTTCCTCCAGCGAGTCCAGACCAAGCACGCCGACCTTCGCTCCGTCCTGGAGCGGTCGGCTCCCGCGAAGGCTGTCGAAGCCACCCCCGAGACCAAGGAGACCGCCGTGGAAAAGCGCACCGAGTACGCGATCCCGAAGGCCAATCACAACCTCCGCGCCTTCCGCGACAACGAGACGGCCTACCGCTTCGGTATGGCCCTGAAGGGCTTCCTGTTCGGCGATGCCGAGGCTCGCCGGTGGTGCAAGGATCACAACGTCGAGACTCGCGTCCAGGCTTCTGGCGTGAACTCGCTCGGCGGTGTCCTTTTGGCTCCGGAACATGCGACCGAGATCGTGCGTCTTGTCGAAGAGTTCGGTGCGTTTCCGCAGTACGCTCGCCGCGTCAACATGAATTCTGACACGCTCGTGATCGCTCGTCGGACGGGTGGCCTCGCCGCTCGCCCGGTCGGTGAGAACGTCGAGGTGACGGCTTCGGACGTGACGTTCGACAACATCGAACTGAACGCGAAGATCTGGGGCGTGGCGAACCGCGTCCCGAACTCGCTGCTCGAAGACTCGATCATCGACCTTGCTGATGCAATGGCAGTCGAGACGGCCCAGGCTTTCAGTGAAGCCTTCGACAACTCGGGCTTCATCGGTGACGGCACGTCGGCTTACCACGGAGTTGAGGGTATCTGCCCGAAGATTCTGAGGGCCGACTACTCGGCTTCGGTTGTGACGGCGAGCGGCAATGACACCTTTGACGATCTGTCGCTGAAGAACTTCACCGACCTGATCGCGAAGCTCCCGCTCTACGCCCGCCGGAATGCGGCGTTTTACGTGAGCCCGGTCGGCTGGGGTGCGGCGAT